TGTGGGGGGTATTTGAATAAGCTAAATAGATGTTGATTGGAATATTTTTGAAAACCTGTTGAATATCTGAATGTTGAAGGAAGTAAAAAGGAAAAGATTAGTTTATTGTAAATGCTAATTACTTTACACTCATTTACTTTTACTTTACACGAACCCCATATTTTTGCCTGTTTTCAGAGTGAAAACTTTACTTTTTAGTTGAATTTGGTTGTGTTTTTCAAGTTTGAAAGGGGCAAAAACTCAATGGTAGGTACATAATCGGTACATCCAATAGGTACATAATATTGAACGCAAATGTACCTACCGTTATTTTATTGTTCTACCTCTAATGACTTTCTTTCTAAAATATCTATTAGTTTAATAACCTTGAGTAGCATTTTGCTTTGTACATCATGCTGATCCCATAAAATTTTAAACTTATCCTCTATTTCTAATTTATAGTAGTCCGGCTTTTTTATATAAGAGCTAAACTGCTCTGCAAACATTTTCTCTTTACCTACTACTTCCATTTCTTCTTCGTCTGTAATATTTTCAAATGCTAGAGATAGTAATTTATGCAAAATATCCATAAAGCATCCTTGCATCAATCCGGCATTAACATTGATCAGCTTGTTTAATTGATTCTCTATATCGATATATTCGAAATTTGTAATCAAAGATTTTCCTTCAATAGAATTGGGGGGAATGGAATATTTGAAAGAGTCATTATCGGTATTAACTGTTTTTATTCCATTCTGTCCTGTCATAAGCCATTCTGGATTTACATCATAGGTTTTGATTATCTTACTAACGAGATTTGTACTAACACCTATCTTGCATCTTTCTATATCTGATAATGTAGCTTGTTTTATTCCTAAACTCTCCGCAAAATCTTTTTGTGTTAAGCCTCTCTCTTTTCTTATATACTTGACCCTATTATTCAACTCAGTATCGTAATTAACTATATTTTCTTTCATAAAACTTGTTTTATATATCGGTATTAACTATATTTGCATCGGAATTAAACACAAATTAAAGCAAATATAGTGAATTTATGGCATTACCGGTGGAAATTAGAAAAGAAATCAAAAAGAGGCTTCCTTATGGAACCTTGACAAAGATCGCTAGTAAACTGGGTATTACATCTGCTGCGGTTTGCAACTACATCAATGGTCGAGGTTCAAACAAACGAATAGAAGATGCCATCTTAATTGAGTGTAAATATCTGAAAGAGGAAGAAGAGAGCAAAATGCTAATAGCCAATGAATTCATTAAGAGTATATAATCAAAGTGTCTATGTATCTTATCAATGGCTTATTGATAAAGGCATTGGCAAGGAAGCTATTAAGCAATGGAGTAAAAGAAATCTACTTGCTAAAATGCGCATGGGTGACACTATTTATGTCCCCTATGATCATATCCCAGATAGCACAAAATCCAAGCTACCAAGTAAAGACGAAATTCTATCAAGCATAGAAATTCAAAAGACTGTCTCAATATCAGAAGGATACTACAACAAGATGTATAGCGCATACGAAAAAGGATTTATCAAGTACTTGGAGTATTATCAAGATATGGTAGGCAATGATGAAAAAGCATTGAGATACGCCAAGCTTCATGCCGTGTGGGTAGTTGTGATGGAAATATATGATGAATTCATTTCTGTACGGAAACGTCCCAAGCTTCGTGAGCTTCATGAGGCATTCTCTAAGATATACCCGGAAAAATACGTTTATGTGCGCATGTGTCAAGCAATCAAGAATATTAAGGAGAGCGGTATCGAAAACAATGTGATAGATCACCGTGGAGGCCGTGATGAGGAATATGGCCCGGTTTTGAAAAAATGGGTCCTAGACGCTCTTTCGTCCGGCAAGGCGTACTCAGCCCAATTCATACATGACAAGGTTTGTGAGTTGTGCCGAGAACATGGTTATAAATCACCCTCTTTATCATGGGTCAAGACTTATATGTACAAAGTGTTACCTACCGTTTATCCAACGCGATATGGACTTGATAAAGGTATCAGCCAATTGCCCTACGCCGGGATCATCCGGGCCACAAACCCGGGAGACCAATGGCAGATCGATGGTTGGAGATTGCCTTTTTATATGGAGAACTACAAGACTCTCACCCTATTCTCCGTGATGGACGCTTGCTCTGGGCGTATTGTTGGTTATTACATTGATTTCAGCGAGAATACGAAGACAATACTCAAAGGGCTTGAGAACGCTGTCCAGACAACTAACACATTGCCATTGGAGATTCTTGCGGATAACCATTCGTTTAACAAAACAGAGGAATCTGATTATTTCAAGGGGAAGATCGAAAAGATGGGAAGCAGATGGACAATCAGTGAGAACCCCCGATATAAATCATTGATAGAACGAAGTTTTGGAACATTCGGTACAAGATTTTGCAAGCCTATGTACGGTTATATCGGTGAAGGGATCAAGACCCGGCGTACGAATGGGCGTACAGCGCAAGAACTGGTAGATAAGTATACAAAGGCCGGAACTTTTCTTACGGAGGAGCAAATCAAGCTGATAGCCATACATTTGGTGGAAGAGTATAACACAAAGGTAGGTAAGACAGGACAAAGTCCGATTGAGACACATCAAACGTTAGAGAACAATGGCATCCCGATTGATGAGATAGGCCGCTTGAAGTTATTCGTGCAGCCAACCCCTTATACCGTTCGCCAAGGTCAAATCAATATTGAGAGGGAGAAGGCCGTATATGAGTTCCAGTTGAACAAGGAACAATACCTGACACTGAATAATAAAAAGGTGAACGTGAGATACATGGACTTTGATCAAATATACCTATTTGACCTAAAGACAGATAGGTTGATCGGTAGTGTTCCTAAAAAGAGATATGCGCATGGCGCATACACCAACCAGACCGATGAGGATATAGAGATTCTGAATAAGAACAAGGGGCGTATAAATGGCATTAAAACGGCGTTTAAACGGCAACAGGCCGAGTTGGCCCGGCAAGCCGAGGCCATCGATCCGGAAGCGGCCTATGCCATGAACGCTAAACTGACCCCAAAGAATATCATAGAAGAATTCAAGGAGAACGGAATGCTAGCACAGGAAGCGGCCCGTTTGGGGGTAAACCTCGATTACGTGACGAATATCCCCGTATTCAGTGAGGTTCAGACATACGGCAAGGATGAGAAGAAGAGCCGAAAACGGAGAGAATCCCCAATGTTGGCTACAGAAAAAGAAATCAGAGAATTTGACATAAATAAATATTTAAACGAGGACGAATGAAAACCCGGTACTATTAGTGGTAGTACCGGGCTGTAATCCAGTCCATAAAGAACAGGAATAAATGAAAAATTCGGTTGCAAATGTACCTGAAAAGGTTGAGATTAAAAAGGCTGTGAACCAATATTGTAAAGAAAAGGGGATCAGCAAATGTGAATTTGGCGTAAAATCCGGTATCAGTGACGCTACATTATCCAATCTGGAGAATGAAAAGTGGGATAAGCTGTCTAAAGGCATGTTGATGAATATCTGGAACTTCTGTAACAGGAACATGGTTGATGAACTGTTTTCCACGACTGATTTTGTATCTGCATTCAAAATATGTGATAAAGCGCGTAAATATCATTTTATGGTTGGGCTTATAGCTGATACCGGAATGGGAAAAACAACAGCCATCAGCGCATACAGCCGCCGGAAGAATGTTTTTTATATCTGCTATGATAAAACAATGAATCCCCGGCAATTCTTTTTAGCCTTGCTTCGTGAACTGGCCTATCCGTTTGAAAGCAACCTGAACGAGATGATCAATCGTGCCGCTGATGAACTAAACAAGTTGGAAAATCCGCTGATAATCATTGATGAAGCGGGGAAACTAAACCAAACAATGATTCTTTACCTGCATGTGCTTAGAGATAAAATAAAAGGCAATTGCGGGGTAATTTTAGCCGGGATGCCTTATTTCAAAGACAACCTGTTAAAGATGGCAGCCAAAGAAAAAGAAGGCATTCCGGAATTTTTACGCCGTATAAACCTTTGGCACTCATTCATAGGATTACAGCCGAAAGAAATCGAAGAAATATGCAGAGCTAACGGGATTGATGACCCCGGCCGTATAAAGGAACTGAAACGAAAGAAACGTTTCGGGGATTTGATGAATGAAATTTATCTAGAAAAAATAATGAAGGAGGAGTTATGATAAAAATGGATACAGTTAATAGTTTAAGTCCTGATTTTAAAAATGTAGGTACTATCTTGGAAGGTATGGACAATGCCATAGTTACTTTCTCAGTCAACAAAGAAGGCAAACTTTGTAAAGTTGTAACTTTCTTTTCTAATGAGGATACACAATTTGATGCCATCACTGTGGGTAATAGCAAGATTATAAAGGATTGTCGAAACTTTCTAGGTTATAGGCATTTCTTGTATAAAGTAAAAGAAATGGTTGTTAAGAGGCTCGATTTTAATTGGAATACAATCTTTATTAGTACAAAAGATGATGAATAACAGAGGAATAACCCCCAAGCAGCTTAAAATGATACATACTTTATTAAGCAAATTTGGATTGGCAGGCCAAAAGGAAAATATTGTTCTAGGCTTTTCAGATGGCAGGACAGATAGTTGTAGAGATTTGACCATGACAGAAGCCAAACAACTGATAAATTATCTTTTACATACAGATGAAAAGAAGCGTATGATTAAAAGTATATGGCACTTAGCTTATAAGATGGGTATTATTTATGGAGATTCATTTGAGGATAATAAAATGAATGCTGCAACACTTAATCTATTCTGTAAATCCCGGGGAACAGTAAAGAAAGATATAGACAAGCAAGAATTATCAGAGTTGAAAAAAACTCATAGACAGTTTGAAGGAATGTATAAAAGCTACTTGAATAAACAAAACAAGACTGAAAAAATACGTTTCCTATCTGAGAAACTTCAAGTAGCTTTAGTTACTGAAAATTTTGAGATATGCTCATTGATTCAAAGCGAATTAAACAAACTAACAAAACAAAAGAGAAAAAAATATGAGAGAGTTTCTATTGAGTGACGAAAGTCTAAATAGTTTAGGATTAGTAGTCAAGACATCCGGAATTAACATGGAGCGTTTCATTAAAAATCCCATCATGTTATACATGCACGACCGCTCAAACGGGATTGTGGGCCGTTGGGATAAATTAAGAGTGGAAAACATAAAATTTTATGGAACACCTGTTTTTGATGATGTCCACGAACCAGGGAAGACCATTAAAGAAAAAGTAGAATCAGGTTTTCTAAATGGAGCCAGTATTGGTATAGAAAAATGTGTAATAGAATTAATAAATAATGTTAGAACTGTGGTTTCTTGTGAATTGGTAGAGGTTTCTATTTGTGACATACCTAGTAATAAGAATGCCGTACAACTGTATTATGATAATAATCCGGTGGATTTACCCACCTATTTAAAACTATCAATAAATCAAAAGACAATGAATGAACAGGATTTTAAATCGTTACTACAAGCGTTAGGATTGCCGGATACGGCAACTATTGATGATGTATTATCGGGCATTAACACGTTAAAGGGATTATCGCCTACCGAAAAATATGTAAAGGAGTGTTTGCATATGGCACACTTAGATGGCATTATTCAACAAGAAGAGATTGCCGAGTTAGAGGAGATATTCCTGGAACATCCGTTAAAATTATCAAGGTTCATCGCCTCTAAACGTAAATTATACGAAGATACTCAAAAAAAAGAATACAGGTCATTTGTGGATTCTAATAAGGATAAATTCAGAACCTATTCATCTGATTTTATATTTGGGGACATGCAGAAACTAGCAATGAAGAATTTAGACGTATTCAAGTCTATGATAAATAAAGCTCCAGTAATGTTCAAACCTATGGATATAATAAACAAAGAATATGACAAGGGCGGGGTAAAATTGAAACATGAGTGGACATTAGACGATTACAGAAAAAATGCTCCAAATGAGCTAAGAAACAACCCCTCTTTATATGATGAATTAGTAAAAAAAGAATTATCAAACAATAAATAATATTTACGATTATGAGTACATTAAACAAAGAAGTATGGGTAAGACAACTAGTTAAGAATTTTTATCCTAACAGTTCATTTTTGAATTATGTAAAAGACTTTTCAAGTCTAGTAGACAACAACGCTATTAATATGGCAGAGGTGGGAGTAGACCCTGAAGTGTTGGTAAATAATACCACATACCCTATTAAGGTATCACAGCGGGTAGATAAACCAATTCGTATTGAGTTAGATTTATTTGAAACTGAAAATACCTTGGTACGCCGTCCAGAAGTGATAGAATATAGTTATGATCAATTAGAATCGGTATTGATGGGGCATCGTAGCCAATTACGAGCAAAAACGGCAGAAAAGGCTGCACATGCATTTGCACCGGCGGAAGATGGAGAATACACACCGGTTATATCAACAACAGGTGATACATCAGGAAAGCGAAAAAGACTTTCCGTAGAAGATATACTAAGTCTGAAAGAATGTTTTGATGATGTGAATATACCTTTTGAGGATCGTTATCTCGTATTAAACCCTAAACATGTATCAGACCTGATTCTTTTCGATATAAAAGCGTTTAAAGATTTGACAGATATTATTGACGGACAACCAAAGCGGTTTGCAGGATTCAATGTATTACAGACCTCTATAACACCAATATATGATTCAGTCACTCTAAAAAAGAAGCCTTTTTCTGCCGAAAAATCAGACACAGACACATTCTGCTCATTTTGCTTCCAGAAGGAGGAGGTAATGAAAGCCGATGGTGATGTATTCTTGTATTCCAAGGAGAATGACCCGGAAGAACGGGGGACTATTGTCGGGTTCGACAAGCGTTTCATCGCCTTGCCTATAAGGGATAAGGCTTTAGGGGCGATAATAAGTACAATTATCTGAGTGCATTCAAACTTTATTTTGTATATTTGCGTATCGGTTGGGGGGCGATCGTAAGATCGCCCCGACCTCCCTTATCGGGCTGGCTTGAATCCTTCAAATCAGCCCGGTTTGCTTTTATTCTTCACATAAAAACACATGGAAGTAGACAATGTCCAGCAAAACAGATAATAATATCCCGAATGGGAATAGTTATGAGAAACGCGTGATAGAGGTCAATGGCATCTATGATGAGTACTCAAGGAGCGGGTTGAGTAACCGGGAGATTTGGAGGCGTTATATCTGGCCGATATACGGCATATCAGAAAAGACCTTTTATAATTATCTCAACAAAGCGTACAAGTTCTCTAGCGAGCAAAAGCTACAAAAAAGAAGATGATATTCTCCACTTTTATCCTCTCAGTTCAAATATAAGATATAAACGGCGCATCTGCTTGAAGTATGATGCGCCGTATCTTTTTGTCTAAAATAATATTGTAATCTATTTAGCAATTACAAAAAACACAACTGGTCATGAAGCCTTTTTAATTAGCTTTTTCAACTGATTTTATTTAGCTTTTTCATTTGGCGTCGACA